GTATGAGGCGTGCCATCAGCCAAACGCTGACGTTGTATTGGAGAAAGCTCCTTTACAACTGTTTCAGGTTCAGTTAACTTGAAGAGTGGATTTTCGGGAGTTGGACGTAATGGCTTAGGAGACCATCCTGTGTTCATATTCATTCTTCCTTATCTAGCAAGATTCTTGCTACTTCTTTTTGCAAACTATTGATTGCAGTATCAAACACTGCCTCAACTTGTCTGATTAATTCCTTCTCAGCTGGATTCTCTAATTCTATTTCATTTTGCTGCTTATCTGCAAGCTTTTGAAGTCCAGCACCTACTTTGCGTAATTGACTTGGAGAAAGATTAGTCTTGACCTTCATGAACGAGTTGTAGCCCTTCCTGGATCACCACCACCGCCCAAACCAGCATTGTAATTCATTTCAGCAATCAAGTGTGCTGATACCTTAGAAGCAATAAGCATTACCTCCCAAGGTGCTAACTTTAGATGAACAGCTGTAAGTGGCTTTGCTAGACGTGGATCCACAAAGTCAAATGCAAGAGGAAACAAAATACCAAGAACAAGCTTCTCCAGCTCTGTTAATGCCATTTGATCCTTTACTTTATGAATCATATCAACAACTACATGTTTTGCTGCTTCTACATCTAGAGAACCATCTGGATTACGACGAAATAGTACATTTCCAAGGTTTCTATCACCAGGTGCTCTAAACTGAGGTTCCATTCTAGCTTCAGGAACAGACTCAGTGAGCTGATAATCTATGGATTTATTTAAGCCCACTTCTTGACTCTTCAAGAGTTCCGAATTCTCAGCAATGAAACGAACGGGAAGACGTGGAAAATGTGACATGTTCATATCCTTACATACAAGCGAAGGCTCTTCGCTACTTTTTCTTTATCCTTGGAAAGCAAACCTAGCTTTCTAGAAGCAGGTTGGTGAACGATACTGCCGGTATGTTTATCCTTGCTTTCTTCGTGTTCCCTTTTTACCTTGCGCTCAAGTTCTTTCGCTGCTTTTGAACGACCTCTACCTTGAAGGTACTTCTCATACTCTTCTTCAGATTCAAAGTAACGATACTTTGGAGAACCGTCTTTTTCGTAGCCGATCTGTACACGAGCAACGTACTTTCCACCACGTTGCTCACCTCTGCCGCCAGATATATTTGTAGGTTTATCTGGGTCTTTGGAGTCTTTGGACTTTGTAAGTTCCTCGCGTAGATACAGCATTTCAACGTCTCCAAATAGGCAAAGCTTCACCGCTAATATTAGCAATAGCTTCACAACGTGGGCAGGCAGATATACTCTTGTGAATATATCCACAACCCTCACATGCTGTCATAAAATCAGGAGCAAGTGGTGAAGCTGCTTGAGCGGGAGTAGCTATGTGTGCAGTAGGAACTGTTGGTGGTTCAAAAGGACGAGGCACTGAAAACATCTGGACTTCCTGAGTAGTAAATTCAGGGTCAGGTGTTGCAGTAGTTTCTGTCTCAACTACTGGACGCTCAGTATGGCGCTTCATCATAGATAACATACGAGCTGTCAACCCTTTTAGGATTTCTACAGCATCCTTGCAACTATCACACTTTTCATCCTTAGGATGGTTACACTTCTCTGCCATACTATCGTCCTTTCGAAAAGACTTATCCATTCGCTGAATATTAGCAGATGTATCTGCTAAGAACAAGTGCTTGATTAATTTGCCTTTATATTTAATAAGTTTTTCCTTGAATTCTTCGATACTTATTTCTTTCATAGATCCAAAGAATCTAGGATCATTGTAGTGCTTCAAGTAAGCTTCTTTAGCTGATGCTGCAGAGGTAAATCCAAGCATTATTTTCTGCTCATCAACTTCGGTAAATTCAGGTCTTTTCAATTGCGTAATAATAAATACTTTAGTAGAAGATTCATTTGGGCCTACAAATACATCTACCTCATCACCATCTAAACCTAAGGTGCCTCGTATATATCCATAAGGATATTTCATCTTAGTAGAACCATGTTCATCTGCATTGGGATCATACCAATAACGCCTTGAACCAGCTCTATTCTCTATAGAGATAGGAAGCCCCTGAAACTCCATACGTCCATGGAGTTTCCTTGCTTTTACTGCATTTTCCAATTCTGAGAGCCTGAGAATCGTCATGTATTATGCCTATATACGTCCATCCACTCATCATCATCTAATGATATTTCTAGAATCTTAATATTGTCCAAAGACTTACTAAATCCATCAGAGTATTGTGGTCCAGTCTCAGATCTTTGTTCTTGTCCCTGTGGTTGTTCTTGTCCTCCGACATTAGCATCACCGCCGCCAGGTTGAGCTGCTCCTGACGCAGCAGCTAATTGCTTTGCCTGAAGATCCGCTTGAGCTCGCTGTTGTAGATATGTAGTATACGTTGGGTTCATAACCACGTCACCATATGGTACATCTGGCAAGTCTTCAGCACGTCGAATTTCGTTCAAAGTCTTATAGGAAGAAAGCTGTTCCTTACGCAATTCATGCTTCTCTTGCTCTGTCAATTCATCAAGACCAACAAAGTCAAAAATAAAGTGATCATCGATTTTAGCTACGATATGATCGTTTATCAACTTTGCAATGAAACGTAACATTGGCTTGAGACCACGGTCTCTTGATGCCTTCAGTTTCCATTCTTGACTAGATTCGAACAATGGAGTCTGCTGTACACCACCATGCATGTCAAAGTTCAATTCAGCGGGGTCAATCAAAAACACAGCACAAGTAATCTTGATAAGATACTCAATCCACATTGAGTATTCCATCTCTTGATTTGATGGATGTAAATCAATCCAGTCAATACCCTGTTCAGCTTGAATAATAGGTGTACGCCACGAATTCTCTACACCTTCAAGATTTGCACGCCATTGACGTTTAAATGCTTCTAACTGATCAGGAGTTAGATTGTCACCCTTGAAGTTTAAGATACCTTTAGGTGCAGACCCTTGCATGAAGAAACGTCTATTATACTCTTCTGCAAAAAGGTGAGCAGTTATGATGGTAATTAGCTGCTCTAGTTCTGAGTAGCCGTAGCCTTGAATGTATATATCAGTACGAGGATTTCTAACACCAAAGGCTAGCTCATTGCGATTGTACACGTTACACACAACACCATTCACAAGTTGAATATATGCTGGAATATCGTTAGTTTCGGGGTTCTTTACCTGCAATGTCTTATAAGGCATCATTGCATCTCTCATCAAAGCATTTGGAATCAACGTACCATGTTGATGATGCAAATTTTGATTCAAAGACGATGCATAGTCCAAATCAGTGCTGTTTGCTGCGATACGAATCGTAGACGCATCTACTGCTAAGAATTCGTAAGGAAGTCCACGTCTATCAGGCACGATTTCAAAACATGCCTGATCGTACATAAGTGAATCACGAACAATCTTCTTTAAGAAGGTTTCAAAGTCATCACGAGCTATAGGACTGTGAGGATTTGGATCCTTAGCACCACACTTATAGATAAATGACTCTAAAGATTGAATAAACTCGCGTTCACCCTTTGTAGTAAGTCTAGCCGGATTTTTATGGCTTATAGCAAATCCTAGTGACTTAGTTAATCTAAATGGAACTGCAAAAGATGCCACCTGATTACAACGAGTTTGTATGATTGCAGAAATCAAAGATAGCTGTTGAGGAATTCTCTTTAAGATATCATATGTCAATGAATGTCTTCTATCTTTATAACCCATAGCAAATTGAATAGATAATGGGTCAAACATCAAAGAACGAGGACCGTGCTTTGGCTTACCTGGCTCTAGCTTTGACTTCACGATTTCATCATGTACCAACAATGGAACCACACTTGTAGCATCACGCCACGTTGAAACACGGTCTACCCAACTATTGAAATCGGAAGTATTGATATTTGTCATTTCTTCAACCTACTAACTGACTGCTGAAATCTAGCATTTAACCATGCATTAAACTTTGCACGTTCAAATCCTTCTATTTTAGCAAGACCTTTGATAACATCTTCACGGGTGTATCCACAAACATCAGTCAAGTATTCCAACTCACACTCATTGGGCATGATTTGGCTTACCTGTTGCTGTAGATCAAATGTAAACGATTTTAGCATATCAGCAGCTTCTTGAGCCTTAGATTGCTCAGGTTTTCCAACAATTCCACGTTCTTGAGCGATTTGTGTATCAGTCTTACGATCATTTTCTAGTTCATCGTCTAATGCCTCATCGTGAGACCACTTACCACCTACTTGAGGATCGTCAGGAGAAGCATCTCCACCCAAAACTCCTGAAGAACGGCGACTAAAAGATTCCTTATATCTACGAGAATCTTCACGCTCAGAAACAGTATCAGTTGCAGTAGATGGGACTTGTCCAACAGCTTTTTTCAAATCAAGATACAAGTTCATCGGCTACCTCTTCCAACAACATCACTTCTACGCTCAGCCTGCTTTGCTCTGCGAGCTTGTTCTTCCTTTTCTTTATCTAAAGTATCACGAATATCTCTTTCATCCTTTGCTGCTTGTCCAGCATCGTGTAGAAGTCTATGTCCAGCTGTTGTAGCTCCAGTTACACCATAACTGATAATCTGAGGTCCGATATGTCCAGCAGCACCATATGGTGATGTAACGGAGGCAGCTAGACCAGTTCCCAAAGCACGCCCTGTGTGTAACATAGGGAATACATATCCACCTGCATTACCGAAGTTAGCGCGAGGGTCTGGAGCATTAGATTCATCTGACATTTCTTCGGGAGAATATGCTTTCTTACCCATCTCACCAGCCAAGTTATGCAGTTCTTTTAGCTCAGATTTATGAGCAGCAGTTGGAACACCAGTCATTTGCTCATGCTTCTCCAACTCAGTTAACAAACGCTGAGCCTTGGCTTTTTGTTCTGGAGAAAGATTTGAATTACCCTGTATATGAGACAACAAATTAGCCTTAAGCTTCTTAGCCTTATCTACATGGTCTGCTATACGAGCATAATCCATATTAGAAGTAGGTGGCTTTGGCTTTTCAGCTTCAATCTTCTGTTGTTGCCTTTCTTCTAATGCCTTCTGCTTACCAGCTACCTTAGCTGCTTCTGCTGCTGCTTTCTGATCTTCGCGCTTACGAACAGTATCATAGTGTACTTTTCCATGATCACCAGCAGCCTTTTCTGCTTCATTTAATTCTTTCTTATGTGCAGCTGTAGGTGTATATCCAATATTAGAATGAAATACAGCAATCCTGTGAGCTGCTTCCAAACGCTTTCTATCAGCATGGGATAGATTTTCATTATTCTCTAAGTGAGATTCAATGTTCTCAGCAATACGCTTAGCACGCTGAGTGTGTGTTTCATGTCGTAGTTTTTCTACGTCAGACTGAGGCTCAGATAATTCAGGCTTCTCTGGAATCTTTGGTTCTTTCTCCAATTTTGGCTTCTTAGGAGGCTTTGCTTTTGCATCTCCTTGAGCCTTTCTCTTTTCATATTCAGATTGAGCCTTTTCGTACTCTGCAATCTTCTTCGCATTAGCTTCTTTAATTTGATCAGCCTTTGCTTTTAATTCATCATGCTTTCTCTTAGCTTCTTCTAAGTCTTTATTAGCCTTAGTACGTGCTTCATGATGAACATCGCGCATAGTGCTTTCATGCTTCTTTTTTTGATCAGGAGTCTTCTGAGCCTCGCCGCCGCTTAATTCTTGTGCTCTACTATGTATACCCGCGTGGTATTGTGCATGATCATGCATGCCTTCAGAATGCAATTGTTC